GTCGTCGGCGTCACGTAGGCCAGCGTGATGACGTTGCCGTTGGCCTCGCGCAGGCTCTGCAGCCGGTTCGAGGTCCAGGTGAAGCTCGTGCGCTGCCCTAGCGGGTTGCTGGCCATCAGCACGTTGTTGTTCGCGTCGTACAGCACCGTGGACCGGTTGCCGCGCGGGTCGGTTACGCCAACCCGCGACCCGGAGAAGGAAGCATAGGTGGTCCGCAGCCCCGTCGGCGACTGCCGGGTCACGACCGCGCTGGACGAGCCGGCGCCGTAGGTGAAGGTGGTCCGCTCCGCCAGCGGCGTCGTCACGGACGTCAGCCGATGCCCGGCCAGGTACGCCAGCGACGTGCGCTGCCCGTCCGGTGTCAGCATGCGCGTCAGGTCGCCCGTGGCATTGACCGTGAAAGTGGTAATGCGCCCGGCCGGGTCGGTAATGCGGCGGATATGGGCAGACGTGTCATAGGCGTAGCTGGTGCGCGAGCCGGTCGGGGACAGCAGGTAGGAGATGACCGAGTTGCCCACGACCGTGGTGTAGGTGACCGACGTGCGCAGGCCCGCAGGGCCCTTGACGTAGGTCAGTTGGCCCGAGGCGTTGTAGCGGAAGGCGGTGCCGTCGGGCTGCGTCTCGGTCCAGCCGACCGACTCCTGGTGCAGGGCGTTGCGGGCCTCGCCGGGTGGGGTGTAATACTTGGTCGTGTTGTTCAGGTTGGTGTAGGCGTAGGTCAGGCCGCGGCCGGTGACGACGTTGGCGGCGCTGCCGCTGACCGACTGGACGTTGCGCTGGTAGGCGTCGGTCCAGCCGCTGCCGTAGGGAACGGCGTTGCCGGGGCCGTTGCTGTAGTAGGTGAGCAGGGGCCGGGGGTCGGAGGGTCCGGTGGCCGGGACCTGGAGCTGGTAGACCAGGTAGCCGGTCGAGGCGCCGCTGGCGAGTTTCACGCGACCGCCGGCGCCGCCGACGTTGCCGGCGGCCTCGGCCAGGGCCAGCGGTCGCAGGACCTTGTCCTCGACGCGCTGGACCAAGGCAGCCACGGCGTCGAGGGCGTCGCCGACGACGGCGCCGGCGTAGGAGGGCCGGCCGCCGCCAGGGCAGGCGGTCCAGGCGGTGTCGGCGGCCTCGGCCTGGGGTACGGGCACGGGGGCCAGGCCCTGCGCCCCGCCGGTGCTGCCGGTCGGCATGCCAAACTGGGGGACGTCAAAGGCGGTGCGGATATCGGCGGACATGGGTCACGCTCCGGGAGAAGGGGCCGCCGGCTTGGGGCGGGGTCCTGGGCCACCGTGGCCTACCCTTACACTCGCACGAGACGCCAAGGAGGACCATCGATTCCGAAAAATGCCGTCGAATGAGCCTGAGCCGCGACGGCGTTGGTTGGCATGAGGTGGACGGCGGTCGCGACGACGGCCGCTGCGTTCTTGGCCTTTTCACAGAACGGAACGGGCAGCAGGCATGGAAGATGCGTGCGCCGCGAAGGGGCACTCGAATGGCCTCGTGGCCTACTTCTTCGATCGGTTGGTGGCGCCGGCGTTGGGCTCACCGTGGCGGCCGTCAGTCGGTCTCCTCACAGACGTAGCAGGGCTCGTTGAGTTCCCAGCTGGGCCCGAAGTGGTTGATGAGGTCGGCAATGCCGACCTCGTCCGATTGGTAATCCTCCAGGTCGGCATAGAAGCAGCCCTCGGTGAGGTCCCAGCTAACGCTCTCCAGGACCTCGGGCCAGACGGGGTTGGCGAGAAGGCCGTACAGGTGCAGGCCCAGGAACGGCACGAATGGCAGCTCGATGCGGCACGACAGGCCCATCGTGCCGTCTTTGGCCCGCAGCACGACGCGGACGATGACCGGGTACATTGGAGGCTCTCCATGACGGGTTGCTACGCAGGGTGAGAGGTGGCTGGACGGACGCCGGTACGAGGGGCGGTCTCAAGCACCGGCCTGCTCGCCCGTAGCCACGTCAGGCGCCAAGAGAAAGGTCAGCGTCCGCCCCGTCTGGCCCAGGACCTTGGCCTCTTCCCACAACTCCTGAGCCGGCGGCGCCTCGGGGAACCAGACATCCGCCTTTACCAGGCCGCTCGTCTTCACACGCCGGCCATTCCTCCGGGCCGCTGAGACCTGTCCCGTCACGGATTGCTTGGGGATGTGGCCGAGCCAGCCCAGGCTACACCGCTTCATTTCCTCGGACATGACACCGAACCGCATCCGGCCGCATTCCGACAGCACCACGCAGCAGGCGGCGAAGTTGAGCTGGGCGAAGCGGATGGCGGTGCTCGTCAGCGACGTGTGGAAGACGCAGTTCGCCAGACGTGCCAGCTCTGTCAACCCACAGTGGCCCCGGACCTTCTGCACCTGGGCGATGAAGCTCGCGCGGGGCATGAGCAACGCGGCCGCGAACCAGTCGGCCTCGCGCTCCGGGCGGCGGGCGCACAGGAACTCCGTCTGCGAGCCGTGCCAGTCGCCCGACAGGAGGTACTCGCGGTGGGCGGGCAGGAAGTAGTGGCCCAGCTCGTGGCTGACGGAGTAGCGCACCCGGCTGGCCGGCCGCAGGGGCGGGGCCTCCTCGGCGTAGAACACGAAGAAGCGGTCCCCCCGCCGTGTCCGGCGATACTCGATGCGGCCGTCGAAGCAGTTGTCGTACTGCCCGGGCGCCAGCCGGATACCCTCGTGCCGGGCCAGCGCGAACGGGTCGATGGGCGGGTCCAGCAGGCCGCGCTCCGCCAGGATCGCCTCCGCGAGTTGCTCGATGCGGGATTCCGTCATGGCCGGGGCCCCTCCTCGTCCTCGGCCTCCAGCTCGCGGACCTTGCGCTCCATCTCTTCACGGGCCTTCTCGGTCAGCTCCGTTCCCTGCCCGCGGTGCATCGTGCCGGTGCGGCCGAGGGTGCCGTCCGAAACCTTGTTCGGACGCCTGGGACGCCGGCGGGGACGCCAGTCCCCGCGCACGATCCGCGCGACCAGGTCGGGGCCTAGCGCGTCCAGGGCTCGTTGATCCTCGTCGCTCAGCACGGGCTCCGGGCCGTCGAGGTCCGGCAGGTCGTACTCCGCCGTCTCGCCGCGCAGGGCCAGGACGATGAGGGCGTCGAGGAAGCGGTCCGCCCGGTCGCTGTCATTGTTCGTCGCCATGTGTCACCTTACTCGTCGAGGGAATAGCCCTTCCGTCGCAGGTAGGCCCGGACCTTGACCCGCCCCTCCTGGAAGGCTCGCTTGATGGCGGCGGGTGTCAGGACTTTGGAGGTCGTCAGCGCCACTACCCAGCGTAGCACGTCCGGGTCGGCGCTCTCGGGGTAGTGGTTCACGAAGTCGCGCAAGACCTTCCGCTGATTGCCGCGCAGCGTCTCGACGGCCTCGTGGATCAACCGTAACACTTCGTGTTGCTCTGCCGGCGGCAAACCGTTCCAGTGACGTCCCTCCAGGGTGCGGCCGAGGTCGTAGGCGGCTGCTTCCAGGGCCTCGGTGCGGCACGTTTCGCGCCGGGTGTAGTCCACGGCACGACAATGGGCGATCCGGCACAGCCAGGGCATGAGCGGACGGTCCGGGTCGAAGCGCCCCGCCCGGGCGGCCTTGAGCACGGCGACCAGGGTGTCGGCCCAGGCGCTGCCCAGGTCGTCGGCCGCCAGGCCGGGGAAGAGCTTCCGCAACCAGCCGCACAGCCGTCCGCGCAGGTGTTCCTCCATCAGCTCGATGGCGCGCCTGATGTCCTCCGCGCTGCCGGCCAGCAGCCTGCTGACGTGTTCCCGGTCAAACGATTTCGTCGTGTCCAAGGCGATGACCTCAAATCCCGGCCCCGCGGCGCTGCCGCTGGGAACGGGCGCCGCCGAGGGCGGGGTGTCCTGGGGAGAACCGCCGTGCTTATACTCGCAGCCGCCGCCGAATCGGACCATGTCGGTAGGTCAGTTTTCAGGCGAGCAGAGGCCCCGTGTCCAGAACTGCTGCCCAGCCCGGCACCTACGACAAAGGGCTCTTTCGTTCCGCCGGCTGCAAATGCCCGTTCGGGAAGGAAAATCCACGCAGGGCATCCGTCAGGCTGTCAGCTGACGGGAAGATGTTGTGGCTTGCTTGCGAGACGCCGGCTCTGCGATCTAAATGGCTCCGTGCCACGACGACTTGGAACTACCGCCACCCCAAACTGTGCCGCTGACCGCGCATCATGGTCCGGTTAGCCCGCCCGTGCGAGTACAAGGATGGCGTCACCATCCAGACGGGGCACGGGTGAGGGAAACCATCATGGCGAAGGCGGCACTGATTACCGGCGTCACGGGGCAGGACGGCAGCTACCTGGCCGAGTATCTGCTGAGCCAGGGGTACGAAGTCCACGGCCTGGTGCGTCGCGTAGCCCTCCAAGACCCTCCGCAACGCTTCGGGCGCATCCGGCACCTGCTCGACCGGCTGCACCTCCACCCCGTGGGCCTGGAGTGCTACGCCAGCGTCCTGCAAGCGGTCGGCCGGGCCGCCTTCGACGAGTGTTACCACCTGGCGGCGCAGAGCTTTGTCCCCGAGAGCTTCGCGGACGGCTTTGCGACCATGAACATCAACGTTCAGGGGACGCATTACCTCCTGGAGGCCGTGCGCAGCCTCCAGCCCAAGTGCAAGGTTTACTTCGCGGGCTCCAGCGAGATGTTCGGCACAGTTCGGGAAGTGCCGCAGCGCGAAGAGACGCCCTTTCACCCGCGGAGCCCGTACGCCGTCAGCAAGGTGGCGGGCTTCCACCTGGCACGGCTCTACCACGAGGCGTACGGGCTGTTCTGCGCCGGCGGGATTCTCTTCAACCACGAGAGCCCGCGGCGGGGCCGTGAGTTCGTCACCCGCAAGGTCACGTCGGCGGTGGCCCGCATCAGCCGGGGGCAGCAGGCCGAGCTGCGCCTGGGCAACCTGGAGGCCCGGCGCGACTGGGGCCACGCGGCCGACTACGTGCGGGCCATGCACCTCATGCTGCAACAGGACGAGCCGGACGACTACGTCGTGGCCACGGGCGAGGCCCACAGCGTGCGCGAGTTGTGTGCCGTGGCCTTCCACGCCGTGGGCCTGGACTACCGGGACTACGTGCGCACGGATGACGGGCTGTTCCGGCCGGCGGACGTGCCGCTGCTGCTGGGGGACGCCACAAAAGCACGGCGGTGTCTGGGCTGGGAACCGCGCTACACTTTTATGGAATTGGTGCGGGAAATGGTGCAGGCGGACCTCACAGTCCTCGAAGGACCCGCTTGCGCGCCGATCTGTGTAGGTGCAGCCGACGGAGCCTGTTGAAGACCCTAGCTGACTAGCATCCCTTCTGTCCGCCATCGCCACCTTCCACATTCAGCCGTTTCCTTTTGGCGTGCGTTCAGCGGAACGGTGGCGTGAGCGCCCGGACGGGCGAATAGCATACTAAACTCGTCGCTTATTCGCCGCACTCTGTCGTGAGAGCACGGTAGCCTTTCTGGGCCCCTCTCGCTCTTTGCATGTCACCCAGGACAGTTCTTCGGTCCCTCACCCCGAGCAAAACACACACGGCCAGCCCTCAGGATAGCTCGCCGCCGGTTCCCTGGCGATGGGGTCCCCGAACCGGGAATTGGGGGTTGCAACGAACCAGGCCCTTTCCCCGAGCGCTATCTGGATAGAGGAACACCTGGTTCGTTGTTGATGGCGTTCCCGGGGACCGGGAATAAGGGGTCACTTCGACCGAAGTATCGGACCGCTGCGCGGGGAACGCTCGGTTCCGAAACTAGCATAAGCGTAGACTTGTCTACATCGTCAGTAGGCTATAACCAGCGGCTGCCGCGCCAACCACGCACGCGCCGGCCGGACATTTCTCATTCTACCTGGGCGGCGGGCATGTAGAGGGACACCGTTTTCGGGAGCGGGGTGAACCAGCCGGTCCGCACGCCGGCGGCCTTCAGCCCCCGGAGCCGGCACGTCGTGGCTGGCTGTCCACCGGACCCTGAACTCCGGCTCCCGGGGCTTGCCGGGCGGCGACAGCTTCTCCTACCTCTTGGCCAGGTGCCTCAAGGCCCGGAACCTTTCGGGCCGGGCGAAGCTCACGGAGGATGGCATCCTGGCCTGGGCCGATGCCGTTCTATGAACGGCATGGCCGCTGGCCCACCTGCAACGGCAGCCGCATCCCGGGGACAGGCGGGGAGACGTGGAAGGGCATCCACGAGGCATGATCGGCCGGCTAGCGTCCTGGCTGGCGCCGCCTTTGAGGCTCACGACCTCGATTATGAGCAATTAACCGGGGCAGACGCAAGCAGTGGAAATCCGGTTCGGCTGCTGCCGTCTGTGGGATACAGCAGGGGCCATTTCTGGCAGGTTCGCCTGAGAGGCAAGCATTGTACTCTGGCGGTGAGGGCGGGCAAAAATAACACGGAGCCGCCGGACTCATTCTGTGCCCTGAACGCAAGACCTGGGGGCTGGAAGCCGGAGCCGCCCGCGTATTTGCGTAATGCAGCTGAACCAGAAGTTCCGCCGCGGCGGCGCCAGCCGGATCATGGTGGCCGAGGCCGGCATGAAGGTGCAGCTGCTCACGCAGTCGCTCGGCGACCTGGCGGCCCTGGCCGACCTGCGCGCGACCAAGGAAGACGTGGCCAACAGCTTTCACGTACCGCTGGCCTTCCTCACGACCGAGACGAACCTGGCCAACTTGCAGGCGGCCGAGCACCAGCACACGGCCAAGGCCATCGGCCCCCGGCTGCGGCGGCGCGACGAGAAGCTCAATGAGCAGCTGATCCCGCTCTACGACCCGACCGGCCGGCTGTTCCTGGCCAGCGAGGATCCCGTGCCGCTGAACTTCGAGAACAGCCTCAAGGAGCTGGAGCTGAAACTCCAGTACGGCGTGTACACGATCAACGACGTGCGCGCCACTGAGGGCCAGCCGCCGGTGCCCTGGGGCGACCAGCCGTGGCTGCCGACGCGCTGGGCGCCGGCCGACCAGCCGCGGATCATGACGCCCGGCGGGGGCGACTCTCGTTAGCCCGACGCGCAAGCAAGGACACCCTTGCTTGCGCGTCGGGCTAACAAAACGCCGCGAACCGAATTCTTCGATAGGAGACGCCATGCCTTTCAATCGCCAGCATTACGAAACCGAAGGCCCCCTGGGCTTCCCCATGCGCGACCAGGACGCCCGCTCGCTGGACGCCCTGCTCAAGGCCCTGCCGCCCGAGGACCGCAAGCCGCGCCGCCATGTGGTCGAGAAGGCCATGACCGAGCTGCTGCAAGGCGAGCGCTCCGACGTCTCCTGGATCTCCACCGAGACCGCCGACCGCGACCGGGAGGTCATGCGCGCCAAAGGGCTAAACCTCTCGTGCTTCAAGGGCAACCCGATCGTGACGCTCGCCCACAACTACGAGCTGCCCCCCGTCGGCCGGTCGCTGTGGCAAAAGGCCGTCAAGGACGGCGACCGCCACGGCATCAAGGCCAAAACGGCGTACCCCGCCCGGCCGGCGGACTGGCCCGCGGAGCAGCCGTGGATGCCCGACCAGGCCTTCGCCCTGGTGCAGGCCGGCCTGATGCAGGGCAAGAGCATCGGCTTTCTGCCGCTGAAGCACCACGTCCCGACCGCCGCGGAAGTTGCCCAGAGCCCCGCCCTGAAGGACGTGACGCGTGTGATCGATGAATGGCTGCTCCTGGAGTACGCCTGTACCTGGATGCCGGTCAACCCCGAGGCCCTGGTCGATTCCATCTCCAAGGCCCGGCTGGAATTGCCCGAGGCGGTGCTGAAAGTGCTGGGCGTTGCCCAGCTCAGGCCCGTTACCAACCCAGCCCCGGCGCCGCCGGGCGAGCCGCCCGTGGTCAAGTTCACGGCGCTCGCGGAGATCGAGGCGTCGCTGGTACGGCGCGTGGCGCGGCTCGACCTGGACGCGCTGGTGCAGGAGCTTTTCGACCGCAAGCGCGGTCGCGTCTAATTGAACCAAAGCTATCAGGAAGCCGCGGGGGAAAGGGACCCCAAGCCCTTGCCCCAAGGCGTCCCGAGATAGACAGGGGCGTCAAGAACCCCCTTCCTTACCCAAAGGTGTCAAGTGTTCGTCAACCTGAAACGCGATTACCTGGGCCACCGGGCCGGCGCCACCCTCGACGTCCACGAAGAGGAAATCGCCCGGGCCCTCGTCGCCCAGGGCATCTGCGAGGCCGTGCAGGGCGACCCCTACGGCCCGCTCATGGCCAAGGCGCTGGAGGCGTCCGTTCAAGGCCTCTCTGCCCAGCTCGACAAGGTCATCAACAAGGCCCTGGAGGAGTTCGCCCGGGCGCAATCGAAGTCACGCAAGAACGCCGTGCCCGAAATCTTCGGCCCCGGCGGCGAGGGCGACCCGCTGCACTCGTTCGGCAACTTCTGCCTGTGCGTGGCCCAGAAGAACCACAAACGGCTGGAGGAGCATTACAAGACTTACATGGTGGACGGCACGGGCCAGAAGGCGGCGATGGCCGAGAGCTCCGGCTCGACCGGCGGCTATATCGTGCCGCCCGACTTCTACCAGCAGCTCCTGGCCCTCATCGCCGAGAACGCCATCATGCGGCCGCGGGCCTGGGTGCAGCCGATGGGCTCGGCGACGCTCCAGTTCCCGTACCTGGACGTGACCACGGTCCAGTCGGCCGGCGTCTCGCCGTTCTTCGGCGGCGTGCAGATGTACTGGACCAGTGAGGCCCAGACGCGCACCGAGACCGAGCCCAAGTTCAAGATGATGGAGCTCAAGGCCCAGGAGCTTTCGGGCTACTCGGTCAGCTCCAACATCCTCTTGCAGGACGCCGCCTTCGGGCTGGAGAAGTTCCTGTTCACGATCTTCGGCCAGGCGATTGCCTGGTTCGAGGATTACGCCTTCTTGCAGGGCAACGGCGTCGGCAAGCCGCTCGGCGTGCTCAACGCGGGCGCCACCTTGACCACCGGCCCCAACTCGGGCTCGCGCACGACAGCCAACACCATCGTGTTCGCGGACATCGCCTACCTGTGGTCGAAGCTACTGCCGGCGTCGTGGCAGAAGGCCATCTGGGTCTTCAGCCCGAGCACGATCCCCAAGCTGCTCCAGCTCCAGGACGGGGCGAACCGCGCCATTTTCATCAGCATCGACCAGGGCGTCACCAAGAATCCGGTGTGGAGCCTGCTGGGCCGGCCCGCCATCGTCACGGAGAAGCTGCCCGCCCTGGGCACGTCCGGCGACATCGTCCTGGTGGACCCGTCGCTGTACGTGATCGGCGACCGCATGCAGGTGGAGGTGGCGGCCAGCGAACACGTCAACTTCCTGGCAAATCAGATGACCTGGCGCGTGGTGGAGCGCGTGGACGGCCGGCCGTGGCTGGAGAACGCGATCACGCTGCAAGACGGCTCGACCACGGTGAGCCCGTTCGTGGCCTTGCACTCGTAACCCAAGCACAAGGAGGTTTACA